AACGCCGGACGAAGGTCGAGACGGGGACGTCATGCGAGTACTCCAAGGAGTACTAGCGCAACTGTATCCACATTTAACGCCAGATGCTATCCCCAAAGGAAACGGTAAACATTATCTGGTCGAGGTTAAAAAACGCGTAAAAGGCGTTACCGTTACGCTTGTCAGAGAGTCTAGTTTTGATGGCTATTATGGTCGAACTTGGGTGCAAACACTCATAACATCAGACGGATATGAGCTTGTATATATGGGGAGCAAGGCTATGCCTAATGACGTAGGTGAAACATTCAAGATAGACTTCACAGTTAAGGAACACGGTGAATATAAAGGAAAACCGCAAACTAAAATCTCAAGATGGAAATATAGTAAATGATAGAAATATTAACGCACATAATGATTGTATCAATAGGTCTAATAGTTGCAACTAAGATCTTACATTATATGATACTCTTTTATTGCGGCATAAGAGCTTGTCGTGAAAAGTCGGCGCTTTATCATAGTGTGGTCATTGACTTAGGTCTCATAATATTCACATTTGAGGCTAAGAGCGATATGTCATGGTGGGAAATGGACGAGTTAATGGACAATGGCGAGTATGATTTTGATAACCCAGTGACATATCATACGACTATAACATTAATTGAATTTTGGTAGGTGAATTATGAAGAAAAGTATTATTGACGATCCGTTAGCATATTACAATCCAGAAATCTGCGGCGACTTAGACCCGAATATAATAGGTAAACCTAAGGAGATTGAGAAGGGTGAGAGTTCTAAATCCAAAGAAGGTATGTGCGGTTGGGATCCTGCGCTTAAAGGGTCTGAATGTGCAGTCGGGGTAGTTTTAACGAATGATCTTGAAAAACACAACCCCCGTGTGGTCGACTGTACCGTGACGCTTGATACTGAAACTGTACGTAAAACCATAAATAAGGTGTATGGTAAATTTGCAAACCAACTCATATTAGATAGAGATATGGATGAACCTTTCAAACCGACAAGGCACGAAGCTAGAGTCATAGTGTACCCGTCAGGCTCAACGCGCCTTCAAACCAATGATTTTGAATTATCAAGCGAAAGTAAGGCGATAGTGAAATTTCACCCAGCAAAGAGGGCTAGAGAGATTATCCTACCTATAGGGAACCGTGAAGTCTCTCATGTGGAGGTAGTGCATTCTGTCGGTCTGGTAGAGATTTTACAAGGCGCTGTACGAGTTAATGTATCTGATTTGCAATTAGTAAACCGTGATAGTTTTGAATTTAATATAGTTTTTAAATAACCATCGACTAAAAGGTATTATAATTATGAAAATAGAACACACTGTTGACGAAACCGGTCAACTAGAAGGCGTATATGTTAATGGGAATAGAAGAGCTGCTATCTCAGAAACTACCTATAGAGGTAGATCGTTATTTGTAAGTATGTCTACTACTGAAGAAGAAAAGCAAGCAATACGGGAGTATGTCAAAAAAAAAACCAATAACAATAGTTAGAGGTTGTATAGTAACCTATTAACACAACCTCTTTTGGCACATGGACGTGCTACATTTGTAAATAGCTCACTAAAATATCAATAACTCCACTAGCGTTCATATCATCGTTATTTATATTCGTAGACCCATCTTGTTCGTGAAACCTAATAATACCTCCGCTAGTCACAGTACCGTGTATAGGATTCACTGTGTTGGGTATCAGCGTGGTTTGATCCGACACAGTGATGTGACAAGCTACGTTAGTCGTAGGTCTCAGGATAGCCGGTAGAGCACCTAAACCGAAAGTACTAGCGATTTGGTCTAAATTACTTATATCTAGCTTTATACGAACTTGCACCATAGCACCGTGCTTGTAATACCAACCTTCCTGTGAGTTATATGTGTTACCCGCACCATTAGCCACAGCTAGACCAGCGATAGTAGTCTCAATACCTGTAGTGACCTCTGACCCCTCTAGTACCCACGCCGAGCCGTCATACTCGTATGTAGCGTTAGAATCGGCAGAGTACGCTTTCCAACCGGTGGTTGGGGTCGTGATATACCAAGCAGCTACACCAGCTGTGATACCCGTCTCATCAATATAAATGGCTAGCTTACCGTCCTGACCCGCCCAACTTGTACCGGTGGCGCTAGGTGGGATGATATAAGCATCCCCATCCGTCGGGCCTACCGGTTCGGCTGTTGTGGTTGCACTGATAACGCCTATTTGGGTAATAGAGCCTAATAGTTTTAAATTACCGTTTTGTTGAGATGCCCATCCGTCCTCCACCGTGTCGTAACCATAATATACGCCTGATATAGGATGTTGAATTGATGCCATTGTTGATACCTCTAGATGTTAGTGACTGGGTAAGTTTGAGGGGCTAATGTAGTTCTAAAACCTTGCCCCCAGCTTGTACCCCACGCTTGACCCCAACCTGCTGAGGCTGGTAATCGTTGGAATTCATGAACATATTTCTGGGATGCTGGGATTGCGCCAACCGCTGTAGGGTCTGCTGTACCTACTGTAACACCGTCTTGATAAAATGTGGTTAGTGAAACACGTATAAACTCTGCTGCTGTAACACCCCCTAGGGCCGTTGTCTCCTCGGCCAACGTCCAGAAGAAGTCATTAGTTGGCGATACGATTTCGCCTGTAGCCTCTTGTGTATTGGACGCGATAGCCGTCCAAGGGTCACCAACTAACCTTTTACCCTCAACCTCAACTAAATAATACGTATCACGCTGGGTATAGTTGGGAGGTGTAGGGGTGTTAACACCTACTGGGTCGGAGGGTAACCGGCTCTCGTCCACGACATTGTATATGATTGTCGTGGTGTTTAGGAAATCTCTAAAGAAATGTCCAATCATACCAGAGCCTAATAGTTGCTTGTTTCTGACTGTAAATCTCAAGGTTGTCCTATCAGCTGTCTCCGAACCATAGACCATATAATCGGGATTAAACTGCAAATCAATACTGACCGCCGCTGCCGGAAAGGGTCTACTGTGTCGGGTGATCGTACTGTTCGTAGGATCTGTGTTCCCGTTAGCCACACCGAATTCATTATTGCGGCTATTATTGTGCATAGTGACGGGAAGCGCTAAAGATGGATTATATTCTCCTCTAGCACTAGTCTGAATTAACTTAGCCTCCATGACGACAGATGTGTCTAAAGGTTCACTTAAATTACTAAACGCATCCCAAGGCTCATCAATATTTAAGCGTCCGCCGAAATATATAATGTCCCCTTGCGTATGCTGTTGTGGTAAAGTGTCTATAACTGCGCGTTCCACATGAATATAAGCGGGATTTATGGCGATAATTCTAAAATACTCTTGATTTACCACACAGTATACGGAAGGTATCGAAGCTAGGCGACTGTAGGAAACACCCAATGGCAATGTGTAGGGCAAGATATAAACATTTTCACCTAAGGTTATGTCTTGATCTAGAACCGCATGAATAGTCTGGTCGCCCGATGATACGTCTGGGACTCTCTGGAACGCGGCCTCTTCATACTGATCCGCGACCGGTAAGGTGACTCTGTCGACAACACGCCTAGTCATCATTCGAGTGAGGATTGTTTCCACGAATATTTTGTTACCGGTCGGATTACCATCATTATCAATTTCATCATTAGTAACAGCGCCGGCATAACCTATAAGATAATTTTTACCTGACTCAATACCTCCACCTACAACGTCTCGTAATTGTGTCTGAGTGAGTAAATCCCAATAACTAGCCTCTGTGATATAGACGTTAGGGATATCGTTAGGGTTTTGTCTAGGTGTGATCCATGCTGTCTCAGTAGTAGGCCTAGTCGGTACGATACCTAGGTTAAACACATCCTGAACCAATGTTATACGTATGGTACCTGATTCTAAACCGCCATAGTCGATATCTGAGACCCGACACACTAATTGACTGATACCTAGTTTAGCCCATGCGAACCTAACGGCTTGACCCTTCACAATGTCAAACGTACTTCTGTCGGTCACAACCTCGACTCTAGCTAGACCGCTAGAACTTTTTTTAAGCTCTCTTTGTGCAACTTGACTAGCTATGTTTGCATTAGATATTCCTTCAAAACTAATAGTTTGAGATATAACACCTCCGGCTGATTGAATAGCCGCTAAATCTTGCACTGTCACCGCGACCTCTTCAGTTTTACCTCTAGGTGTATACTTCAATACTATCTCGTTAGGGATTTCAGATTGAGCGGGTCTACCGAATCCTTCTAGTGATTCAATATTGGTTTCATCTAAAAGACGCAGACTAGGAATATCATTGATATCCTCTTCACGGCGTAAAGTGAACTCAAATAATCCCGTGACAGGGTTCTGAAAAACATCACCTGAAACAACGGCCTCAATATTAGCTATATACTCTTCGGTTTTTACTTGTTCAAAAATACCAAGGCTTAGTCCGAAACCCTCGTTTTGTAATTTGGTGGCAGTAGTTTGAAAACTAGCTATATCAATATCGGACTCTGATATACCAGTTCTACCTAGGCCGTATATCCTACTAGTCAGTAACTTATAGACTATATGAGCGGGGTTAGCATCATCGCCTATACCGGCATCAGTTAATCCCGACACAGTGGGTATACCTCTCGCTACAAACTTCCAAGGTTTAATACGCGGATTAATAGCCCCCATATAACTTTGATTAACAACCAAGCCCATAACACCGCGATATGCAGGAATATTACTACCCAACACACTAGTAAGATATGTATTTTTAGACTGTGTAGGGCCGCCGAATTCAACATCCGCCGTACCGACGATACCACCTTCGCCATCTTTGTCACCTCCAAAAAGTCTAGGCTTATTGAAATTTAATGTCGCGTTGGTTGTTAGAGGCACTTCGTCCTCAGAAGGGGTAGCCCAAGGAATATGGCCCGTGTCAGGTGTGTTGATAAAGAGACCTGTCGCGTTTAACGTGAATGCTAAATTTTGTTTATTAGAGGTGATAGCGGGGGTGAATGTGTAAAAATCACCTAAGTAGCCAATAGTCGCAATAGTGACACCGTTATGATACGCAATAATAGTTGTATCACCATTGGTAACATAAATACCTATCGCAAACGTATCGCCATTCGATATCGCCGGTATAACTTGTACGCCACTAGAGTCCGTAACACGACCGCCGAAAAATTTAGTTTTTAATTTCAATTCTACTGTAGTACTAGTCAGTAACTGAAGTCCTATTGTATCCTCAGTTTCACCGAGTATGACATCATTACTAACAGGTCTGGAAAAGCCGTTAGTCTCACCTTCAGCGATAACCATACCTAAGGTGATATCTTGAGGTGAGAAAGACACCGCGCCATTGAAATCAATTTTAGTCTCGAAAACGATAGGGTTACTAGGTATAGAACTAGTTTTAAGTGTCGTTAATACCAACTCTCTAGTACTCGGACTATTAGTCAACGCTATGGTATTGTTTGTGGTAGCGAGCACTCCGGTTATGGATTCACTAGTTAATACCCAATTGCTAGCAGGTTTTACCCACGAATTGACCGTCTCTGTCGATGAACTAATGTTACCCCAAAGACGTTCGTTGCCGGCTTCAATGAAAATTAATGACATATCGATATCGGAGCTATGCGCTATTATATAATGCACCCCCATATAATAGCGGTCACCAATCTTAATATCATTCTTTTTTACCCCTTCATATCGTATATCACCATACCAAACAATATTAGGGGCGGTCTTAACCGTGCCGAAAATAACAGGTACAGGTTTTGATTTAGATACGCTAGGTATAGTCGCGGCTTTGAACTCTGGTTTAGCAATATCTATTTTAGGTCTAAATAGTAATGATACCGCTGCGGTAGCGGCTACTTGTAATATAGCTAGTGCTACAGGCCCTAATGGCATAAATTTCTCCTAAAAAACGCTCGTAACGCCATCTTGAGGGTTATCGTCAGGGGTGTATGGGAACCCGCCGTAATTTTCCTCATTCTGGAACTTATTTATACACGTAGTTAGGGATCGATCGCAACCTGCTAGAAAGACACAATCCATAAAAGTTTCTGGATTTTCGACAGGGGTTTCCAATGTCACCTGATTACCAGAATGCACAGCGATAGAGTGTTTATCATACTCATTAACACCTCTTCTAATATAAACAAAACCGCCTGTAAAAGTATCCCCTGACAAAGCATTGGCCCACAGCTTAGTCGGCTCAAACACAGTAGCAGTTACATCCAATCTATGAGGTGAACCCAAAGCAGAGGATATCTTACATGTGTCGGCGTCATATAAGTCATAGGGACATAAAGGGCTGAACGTTCTGCGCAGAGAGAATCTACTAAGCTGTGTAGCTTGCGACTCACAACGCACCTTTATTCTATCTTGCCCGTCGAAACTTACGTCTGAAACCCTGCCCTTCCATAAAGAGACAACTTGTGGGGTGGGTGTATCAGTGGAATGATATCTCAAAACCTCGACTGCTAATACGTCCGATATGGGGCTGAACACATATTGTCGGAACAATTCAACATCTAACGGTAAAGTTATTGTTAATGGCGCACGTTTAGAATCAGTCGCTATTATAATAGAACTTCTCTGAATATATTCCGATGTATAATTATTGGAATTAACAACTACGTCAGTTTCGAAACTAGTAAACCTAGTTGTGGTTTCGAATGAACCAGACGGATTTATGCCGCTAGGGCCTATTGTAGCAAGCTGCCTTTTAAATTCATATAATTCAATCGGCGCACCGTCGTAGTTACTAGTCTCTTGTGTTAGAAAACTCATGTTGATATTTCTCTCACTGCGTATGAAAAAATCGCTATATGCTTAGCTATCCATCGTACTTGAATCGAGTCGCTAGTCAACCTCATTAACGGTAAATACATGATACTTACTACCTCTGATTTATTCCTATTTATCGCAGAATCGACATTTACCGTTACAGTGGTACCATTATCTGTGTAATTTACCACCTCTCGTAATTCCCAAGTTTCATCACTGAAATATACGGCTATTTCATTTCTTTCATTAATGTAATTATTTAGACCAGAGCCTTGATTATCAACAATCGCAAAGGATGATCCTAATTGACCTGTCCGATTGGATAACTCTAAGTTGTTCTCAAAAGTCGGCATGTAGAAAGGTCTAGCCCCACCTTTGCGCCTTTGTAGAAATGATTTAAAATCATAAATATTCTGAAGCTCTTCTATTATGTATTCTACAGAAAAAGATTCTTTTGTATTCAACCATTTATCAAATACCCTACTCTTACCGTATGCAGCCTGTAATCTTTGTTGGGGATTGATAAAGCTCACAGGTAGCTCACCCGTGACATTAGGAGGTGTTAGAAAAACCTCTACGCCTTTATACAAATTAGGAATTGAGCCTTCTCCTATGTTATCAGGGCCATTATGCTGGAAAGAGATTGTGACATTATTTCTACAAACAACACTAAGTCGTTGAGGGTCAGAGTTGAGGGAACCCAAGTCCAACGGTACAACTTTTAAGTTATCATAACTTGCCGAAAAATTATCCGTAATTTGAAAATCGTTAGCGTTCACTACCGACACAGTGGATTGATGGACAAGGGTATCGTAAGATGAGTAGAATCCCACTAGTTGTCCCACCTTCATATGCGTGCCGCTAAGTGAAATATTAACAAGGTTCGTTCCTGTTGTAACTGAACCCGTATCTAGATTTTCACACCAAAACGGTAGATAAAATTCCTTGGTTTTATTGCGATACAAGAAATCCATTAAGTATGCGTTGTTATGACGTTGGGTCGAAAATTGTGCTTGTATTATACGCCTAGCCTTTCCTCTAGTGGTGGCGGTCTGTTCACTACCGTTTTCTTTAGTACTTTGATTAGTCGCCCATTCTAAACGCTCAACAACACCGTCTCTAAAAGGGAAGCTCAGCACTTCGTCATCAGGTGTGCTATCCACACTAGACAGGGAAACGTCTAGAAATGTGTCGGGGGCAGCCCCTGAGCTTTGGTCATTTATAATATAACCTATCTGATGGACGACCGCTAGAGAGCCTTGTGGGTAGGCTGAAACCTCTACGGTCAAACTATCGTCCTGCGCCAAGAAATAAGGTAAGGTTATTATAGTACCGCCATCCTTGATAACAGTCTCAACAACCTCTTTACTATTAATCTGACCCGTGACCTGTTGGGTGAGTAGAGTGAACCCTGCGCCATCAGCTGTGACCGTGTAAGAGTCCGTGACAGGTCGTGTAGCAGGTGCATCTACAGAACCGAAGTTTATAGACGTTGGACTAGCGACTAAGGCCATTTATCGCTCCAAATAAGAGTTTATTGTGTTGGCATTAGATTCTATAAAGTTCAACAAGGTTTTTCTACCACCCGCCGCATTTATATAATTATCTAGTTGAGCCGGATCGGTTACGTTAACCACTGTGATCCCACCCGTACCGCTATCCCCCGAGGGCGCACCTTGCGTTTTCTGTTGGGCTGGCGTTTGGACTGTCACTTGTTCCCCTGGAGTTGCCATAAAGGATACCATTTGGCTATCTTGACCACCATGACCGCCGACAGTGAAAGATCCACCGTTTTTAAAGGCTCCGGCGAATTCAGTCCCTTGAATAGTGCTCACGACACCTGCCAAACTACTTGATACCGCTGCGGCTGTTGCTAAACCGCCGGCGGTTGCAGCTTGGGCAATAGCCGCTTGTATATTAACCACAGCTGTAGCGAGAGCCGCGGCTTTTTGAATCCCGAAAGCTATTTTGGCTGCTGTACTTTGTTTTCCAGCCAACCCAGTTGCAATACTAGCTAAAGAATCCGCCGTCAATTGAGCTGACTGTACGCGATCTTTGTTTCTTTGTAGCTCGGCTGCTAATCTTTTTCTACGACGCTCTTCTTGTTCTAATTCATCCTTTTCTATATCGTCCATTATGGCCTTGCGTATCTCCCATAACTTACGTAAGGCGTTTTCTAAATCTCTAGCTCGTTTATTTTCAGCAACAGACATATCTTTAGGTGTAGTATCAGGTGAGGCTTCCTCTGGATTCAATATACCGTTTATCAAATCTTGCGTACGAGTGCCTGCGTCCTCAAAACCTTTAGCAAATGCTTCGCCATATGTTTTACCGATTTCCTCACCGGATGACACCGTGACAGCTTTTATTTCACCGAAAGTCGCATCAAAGGATTCTCGTATTTCAGCGATTCTACTTGAAAATTTCTCGCTACCCGCGTCTAAATCTAAATCAAAAGTGCTTTCTACAACACCTTTAATCCAAGAAAAAGTTTCACCTATAACGTCACGAGATTTTTTTGCAAAATTAGCCACAAATGGTAAAGCATCGCTAAAAGCAAACGCTAAGTTTCTACTAAAGCCTTTGGCTGAAATAGATATGCCTTTGAAAACATCTCGCATGAAACGCGTAGCATTTTTACCCCAAGATGTCAGTATATCACCAATAGCGTTAAAAGTTCTTGCAAAATTAGAAACAAATAAATTTAATAATGCAAATATACCGCTAAACGTACCCCGAATAACCCCAGCTGTCACATCTATAGCTTTCGCTATGTTTATAGCTATATCCTCGAATGTGGTACCAGTAGCACTAGATAGTTTAGCTATACCATCCAATACAGACCCTATAGCATCACTAGCTAATGATATTAATTGGCTAGATAACCCTCGCACTAACCCTAATACTATCTGTGTCGGCTTGATCCAATCCTCTAAAGCAAGGGCGATGCTCTTAACGCTTTGCGCAAAAGTTTCACTTATACCGATAGATTCGTCGACCCGACCTATGAAATTTATCATCTCATTGTTAAGTATAGTGAAGGCACGATCTACAGTTAATGTTACACCTTCTAATTTCTTAGCAATATCGACTGATGATTTTTCAATGGCTTCGAAAAACACTTGTGATGTGAGTTCGCCCTCAACGACCATTTTCCTAAGCTCGCCGGTGGTGATGCCCATTGCTCTAGCAGCACCCTGTGCAATAGCGGGTGTTTGCTCAACAACACTGTTCCATTCTTCGGCCCTGACAATACCTGAAGATAAACTTTGACTTAATTGACGTAACGCACCAGCAGCCTCCATCGTAGTCGAGCCTGACACAACAGCAGCTCTTTGTACTGTTTCCACGAAACTCATAACTCTTTCTTGAGATATACCTAAAGCTTCCGTAGCATTACTAACCCTTACGAACAACTCAGTAGTGGCTTTAAAAGATGAACCTGTCCTGTTAGACACTTGTCGCAACTCTTCATAGGCAGCGGTGAGTTCTGTAGTATTAGTAATTACAGTACCGAGTCTATTATTAATAGCTAAAAAAGATTCGGATAAGTTATTGACAGCCTTTACGGCTTTTACTGCTATGGCGACACTAGCCGCGCCCATACCGAACCTAATAGCTCTGTTTAAAGACCTAGCCCTACGCTCAGTCTGTTCCATATTATTTTGCAGAGAGTTTAAACCAGCGTTAGCTCTGTTTACCCTCATATTGACATTTATATTAAAATCTACCATTATTTAACACTCACCTTATCGAGCATTTGAGAGGAAGTTATTTTTCTGGAATGGTAGTTGATATATTCTCTATCCATAGCTAACATTACTTCCACAAAAAGCTCTTTTAACGAGTCTTCTAGTTTGTAGAATTCTGCAAACAAGGCAATGTCACGCCAAGGAATGCAATTTATAGTTTTAGCGTCCGACACAGTGCGGCTAGTGTTTAATACCCAGAAAGCTGAGAGATAAAACTCGTCACCTTGTACTAGTTCTGGTTTTTCCTCATACCAATCCGGAACAGGTTTCCCCATCTCTAAGGCCTGTTCCACTCGGAAACCCATTTCTAGGTATTGAATCTCCCATACTAGCCGCTTACTGAGTTTTTTGTAATTTCCTCAGAGCTGACCCTTTTCTTTTCATCCGTAAAGTTGTAAATATCACTACAAAATTCAATAATATCCATGAAAACCCAATTAGGCATAGCTCCCAATAAGTCCTCTATTGTAGATTGGTCTCTGACCCCTTCCGAAGTTTCAAATGAAACTTCGTTACCCTCTACATCATAAAGGTTTTCCCAACCTACTAGTAATAACTCTTTTATTGCTTTTTTAAAATATTCGTCGTCATTAGGGTCTACTGCATCTCTATTTACACTGGCGTTATAATCTAATGTAAAGTTCCGAAGTTCTGGGTTATGCTCCGCCTTGAAGGGTTTAAAGTAAAGGTACGTCGGTCGTTTCCCTTTTGTATCAGCTAAAGGGAAACGGAACTTTGCCACGCTTATATTTACCACTTTGTTTTTAATATGGCCGAACTTAGACATAGTTGATTATCCTTTATAATGATGTAAGCAAAGGGGTGGGTGTATATGCGAATCTCGTAATACTAATTGCTGTATCGTAAGTATCTTCTTTATACGCCATACCAGTAATATTTACGGTGATACTTTCCTCTAATGGAAAGTTTTTACCACCGCCGTCTAGTTCTAATGACGGCATGTGCATAGCGATAGTGTATTCGTCGTTTTTTGCAGTCAGTGCGAATTGTAACGAATCGCCGTCTCGAATAGCATCCGTAACTAATTTATCTGTGAATACAACAGAAGTGTCAATGGTAACGTCCAAAGAACCTATATTAAGAAATGTAGGGCCTAAAGTACATTGAGTATCTTCCCGAGATATATTGTTATTTATTGTTAAAGTGAAGTCCTTGAAATAGGTACTGACATCAGTCTCGTCTTCAGCCAATAGTTTAAACTTGACCTTACTAGCTGGGAAAGCAAAGCCTTTTGTGAACTCTGGGTCTAAGGCGCTAGCAGCTTCTGTGATTCTAGTACCTGTTATCTTATCGGTAGTTGTTCCAATGAAACCAAACGCCACCATACTCTTATCTTTTAAAGGTAGATTCAAAGCTAGAGTATTACCGTAATTACCCTTCGCATACTCGTAACCTGCATTGCCGCTTAGCAGCTTAGGGTAATTCATTTCAAAGGTAAAGCTGCGCTCTAAAAACCTAGTTGACCCGCAATCTTGGTTTTTAACATGTTTACCTAAGTAAACCCATACATCATCGTCACCGTTATTGTTAGTTTCGTTAGAGTTAGACCACGTTTGGTCTAAAAGGTCAACCACTATCCAATTCAGAGAATGCCCAGCTGCTGGGTCAGGGCTTAAGTTGTCGGGATTATCATAAATTTCCTTGATTCTAGCAAAACCGTAGTTATTAGCACCATTACCCGCTATAAATCTATGGTCAGTCTCCCCGACGTAAATTATCGCACCAACCTCTAAGCCGTATTCAGGCCGAGTCCAGAATTGACCTGATAAATCATGAAATGTAATACGAGCGCTAGTTGCATCCGCATCTTCGACAGTAACCCGCATTTTAGTTAGGTTGTCCGTCGTAGTCCTAGTCTCGTTGACAGGTAGACGTAAACCTACGTACTCCACTTTACCGTAACTAAGACTCTGAGGGAAAGCCTCAGTACCGCCTAGAGGTTCTAGGGCGAGCGGCGTGCTAGCGTCGATACTAAGTCCTGTTGTACCTACGATACCTGTTACATATTTAATACCATTGTTGGCTGGGTTTTTAAAACCGGACAGCTTTATCAAAAAATTACTATTTAACGCTAACCCAGTTCCCGACACATCTTCATTGACTTCCAATTGAGCCGAGTTAGTTAATGTATTGGTCGTGTTTAGCGTAAGAGTCGGTTGCGCGCTATCTGACGCGTACATGAACCCATTGATAAATGTTTCAAAATGCGTACGTGTTAGATCGCCCTCGAATGACACAGGGCTGTCCAAATCAGTAATAAGGGGTTTTCGCTTTAAACGATCTCTAATCATAGGGTTGCGCGGTGTCTTGGTCAAGGTTGGGGCATAATCCCCAATATCATTAGGTTCCAATGTTTGCCAAGTGGCAGCAGGGTCATACACACCAACCTGTGTCGGGTCTGATTCAGTCAACTCTTTAACCACACTCAGAGTGCTTTTACGGGAGGTAACTCTAGCCATTCTCTCACCTACTTTATGTCAAAATATTCAAATCGTATATCGATATTTATTTGATAATATTTACCTACAATACCTAATTCTCGTAGCTCTGCATCATACGTTGTTATACAAGGGGCTTCTCCGAATTCCTCAGCCTCGAATATGTCTCTAATTTTACTGGCCAATGAATCAGCTCGATTCGTACCAAGACCCCTTGGTACGAAAACCTGAGCCATGATCAAGCCCTCACGTCTAAATCTACGCTTACTATTACTGTTATGTGTCCATTGTTCACTGAACGTATTCCTAGTAACTAAACGCACATACTCGCTGTTACTTTTAGTGTCGAACACTTCATTGTCCAGAGTATAAGGTGTACTCTCTGTCCAGTTATCTATAAAACGACAGTTTATATTTTCCCGTGCCTCAGACAATGTATCAACTAGTACGGTAGTTTTAACACCTTCCGATATGTTGAACAATACTTGTCCGATAGTCGTTAAGTTAGTTGGGACATTATCTTGGTCAAAAGTTATGGCCCAACCAGCGCCTTGTGTATTTTCACGAAGATTCGGAGTAGGGGAGGCTGCGTATGCTTCGTCGTACTGGTTACCGGTACCTCGCAATGTAGGGTCACCAGTACTAGCATCCCAATGCCAAAGTAAGGCCCCCATCTCTTGGTATTCTTGGTTTTCCTTAATCAGTTGTTCCAAGAATAAACTTGCGTTTGTTGTATCTTCCCCAGCATTACCATTACTAAACTCTACAAACATATGGGGGATATTGTGTAATTCCCTAACACGGTCTAGGTACAGAGGTAATCGACCTGTCCAAGGTGGTTCAGTCTGCGGAATAGCCGTGGTCATATCCACCGGTAACCACTGTTCGTACACACTTTGACAACTAGCTAAGAACTGTAGACTGGTACCACTTAACATACCCTTTAAAGCTTGGAAGCCTTTAGGGTTAATGAAATAGTGATTATCATTTAGTACATTACGCTTAATGAATGAACCGCCGTCTTGACCCCACCCAGTGGCCTCTAAATAAATAGGGTTTAAATTACCTTGTCCTCGGATGGCGTCAATCAATAACTGATAAACTTTATTAATGCGCGGAAATGCTACGTCTGGGAAATTAGGGATTAAGCCACCCCCGTCTGAAAACGCGGCGGGTTCATTAATAGGATTGAACCAAATATAAGGGTTATCCTTATATTGTAACGCCATAGTCTCGTATAATGGGATGAGGGTATCGTAAACACTACCAGTAAGCAGGTCGTCTGATATCCAATATCTACCTATGCCGTCGTCTGGGAAAGTATCCCCTTCGACTGGGGGATTCTCTCTAGCCAGATTATCATGAGCAAGGTCGAGAATGATAACGATATTCTTACCATCAGATCGATTGGTAAAAGTCGGCACCATATAGTCTAACTTCTCTTGCAGCTCGGCTTGTGTTAACCCCTGAGGCCCCGACACAGGGTTAATCAGCGGATAATGCACTAGGCGTATAGTGTTTAAACCCCATTTGTTGTAGAACTCGTCATGGAATGTTTCGGCCTTATCGTTTATTTCATCGAAAGGGAAAACGTTAGCCCCTCTTGGGATAAACAGTTGGCCATTAGGGTCGTAAATCCTTCCACCGCTAAAGCTAAAGCTCATATTATCTGCGCCTACGTCTACGTCTGGGTCGAACCTCACGGTTAGTCTGTCGAATGGCAGTAGCGATAGCCTTTTGGACAAAGCCCGCAGGTGCTTGGCGACTGCTACCTTCGTTGAGAAATGTTATATAAGGGACATTGTTTACTATGAATATAGGCCCTTTGTCAATATGATAATTGATTAATTCATTCTCACCAGCTACTGACGCTATATTAGACGATTCGAAGTCTAAGTCATCATCTCCGCTGATGTCTAAATCATAAGGCTCACCTACAGAGGGTATCCAATTAGCCCTAGCCCAACCTGTATCGATAGGAGTCTTCTCTTTTAATTTAGAGGTTATGTTGATGGCGAGAGCTGACATAACCTCGCTAATTTGTTGCTCTAGCTCCCGTGTAACTCTTTCCGTCTCGCTCATTATAGAGTTATCCGAACTTTATGCGCTAGTAACAGCTATTTGTAAATTTGCAGCAAAATCATCTTTATTCTGCTTACTAAATATAACGTTGAATTGATTGTTATTTACGTAATCGAAATGGATTGGTGAGTCGTCTTCATCGCTCAATCCGGTACCGCATAGCGCAGTTGTGGCAGTCACAATCAATCTATCTTCAGGTACGTTTAAGTTATGCAATATCTGGAACCCAGAAGTACCGCTGACATTATCTGTAAAGTATGTGAATGTCCATCCAGAGGGTCTAACTTCGGTACAAGCGCTAGTCGGCCCTACCGCTCGACAATGATACATCTCGGTAACTGATTTATTGGGAGCTGTATAATGATA